AGCGACACCGGACCATATTCAACCGAGGAACAGGCGCAGGAATGGATTGATGGGATTCAGAAAGATAGTGGATCAGGAATATAGGTTGGTGAAACGATGAATTCACGAGATTTCATAAAAGAGAGCAACCACATCGAAGGGATACATCGCGAGTGTACTGGTGCAGAGTTGGACGAGTTTGATCGGTTTATTCAACTTGATGTTGTAACAATTGATGATCTTACACGTTTTGTGAGGACATATCAGCCGGGAGCAAAGTTACGTGACGTTGTTGGGCTAGACGTGAGAGTTGGCAACCACATACCGCCGCGTGGTGGGACTCATATCATTAAAGAGCTGGCACGAATACTTGAGATCGCAAATTATCGTGGAGCGATGGGTACAGCCCACCAAGTTCATCTCAGATATGAAGGATTACACCCATTCACTGATGGAAACGGGCGTTCAGGACGAATGCTGTGGGCTTGGATGCTTGGGGAGGATTTGACGTTAAGTCTTGGATTTTTGCATAGGTTTTACTACCATACATTGGACGCCAATAGGATTATGATAAATGACTGAGGCACTACGGAAAGCAGACGTAGGGTGTGAAGTGAAAACGACCTTGACAACAGTGGGAGGCAGTCTCAATCTGGTGACAGAGCCGATTGAACCACAAGACGCAACTTTGATCCCCGTGTATAGAGAAGCGGGTGAGCGTAACGCGGTTGCTGGTGTGCTGTGTGTAAAAGGTTTGATGTTGAGGTTTCTAAGCCTAGCCTGCGAGAAAGGTAAGTTTTCGACCGTAACTCGCATAGTCGGAATAGCGCCCGACCCTCAGTCTCCAACGTGATACAATAAAAACGCCCCACGATGCGGAATCTGTGAGGCGTTAGGATATCGCAAAATGTGGTTGCGACACGGACCGAAAGACAAGTATAAGGCTCCGTAACTCAAATCACAATAGCGCTATTCTCGTACCCGTCACGACATGGAGGGAATATGCCAAGATTACATGATTTAACAGGCCAAATCTTTGGCCGATTAACTGTTATCATCCGCGCCAAAAATACATGCCAAGGAAAGCACGTAGCATGGAATTGCTTATGTGAGTGCGGTAATAAGTCAATCGCAGAGGCAGGAAGCCTTACTAGCGGCACCACGAAATCATGTGGCTGCCTTAAGCGTGAACGGTCATCCGAGGCGCAAACCACGCATGGACTACATGGAACTCCCGAACATACTTCATGGTGTTCGATGAAGAATAGGTGCCTGAATTCAACCTCCCCGTCCTTCGTTAATTATGGTGGTCGTGGAATAACTGTTTGCAAGGAATGGATGACGTTTGATAATTTTTACGCAGACATGGGGCCAAGGCCAGCAAATCATTCTATTGACAGAATCGATAATAATAAGGGTTATTTCCCGGAAAATTGTCGATGGGCAACGACTTCTCAACAAATGCATAATAGAAGAATGCTGCGTAACAATACATCAGGTATTACCGGTGTTTGGTGGGACAAGAGTAAGGATCGTTGGATAGTCGGTATCAGTGTAAATGGCAAAGCAAAGCGTTTATATCACGGAAATGATTTCTTTGAGGCTTGTTGTGTGCGAAAATCAGCGGAATTAAGCTATTGGAGTCATCCATGATAATTTGGGGGAAAGGTTATCGAGCAATTGGTCCAATGCACTTGGATGATTTGTGGCGAGGCATTCTGTCTCGTTGACGGCTTTGTGTGGAAACTTGAAACGGTAGAAATACCAGGATGGTTGGAGACATTCGATGAAGAAATATCTACTGCTATTATTGATATGTAGTCCTGTCAATGCTGAGGTCGTTAACTTCACTTATGACCGCGCAACAACATGGGATGATCAATCTTCACTTGCTCTTTCTGATATTCGTTCGACCAGATTGTATTGCAATTTCATAAGGGTCGATGGGCATTCCGGTGCTAAAGGTACATTTGCCGCTGACTTAGCCGATGGCACTTACACTTGTGTTGCGATTCATACCGTGACGCTTGCGGCGTTTCTTGTTAAGAACCCGACTTATACATCATGCACAGCGGTTGATCCTGACAGGAGCGACATATGCGCCAGCGGCCCCTCAAACGAGGTTACGCGTATTGTCGGTACGCCGGTTGAGATTGAGGTAGGGAGTCCAACAAATTTGCAGGCGGAAGATAATGGCCTTTGAAGGATAAATAATGAAAGCCCGAATCCCTCCTGAATTATCGGACTATTTGCGCATTGTATCTGTTTCACAAGGATACAAAAATGTCCTTGAAGACCACAAAAGAGGGTTTACTGCAGACGTTCCGGTGCAAAGGCTGTTGGTGTTATTCCAAGACCTTCGGCGCAGACAAGTAGAACTACAGGCGCTACGGAGTATTGCTGGGGTTTCCGCCCTTGCACGCCGTATTGAAAATGATAGTGCCTACAGCCTGACAGCAGACATGCAAGCACTTAATCAGTTGATCAACAAAGTCAAGGCCGATGCTCGTGCGCTTATCCCCTTAAATCCCGATGGAACTGTAGTCGAAAAGAAATTCAACGCAGAGGATAAATACGATTTTCCTTCAGTTGCAGTAGCAGATTTAACAGATCTTATTCTTTCAGTTGATGCGGCGATTGCTGATATAGAGACTTAAATGGCCGCTCCTACGGTTGAGTCAACTCAGGAAACCGCGGTTAGTTCTAACGTAACGACGCATACACTGACATTTCCTACTCCCATCACTGCTGGCGCCACGCTCATTGATGCGATAAGCCTGGGTGATGATAACAACAATACTGTTTGGCCCTCTACAGGAACTGTGTTCAACAAGCTGTTTGAGACCACGAATGTAGCGGGTGCAGACGACATGACCCTTTCGGGGGCGTGGGCAGAGGCCGATGGAACGGAGGATGGCGGGACGTTTGATGTTACTGTTGATGGTGGAGAGAAAAGTTTTAGTGTTTGCAAGTCTCTTACAGGTGCGGCTGATCCCGACACAAGCCCACCAGAGGTCGGAACTGCTGCAACAGGGCAAAGCGACAGTCCTAACCCACCATCGTTAACGCCCACTGGTGGCCCGAAAGACTTTTTTTACTTTGCTTGTTCCAGTGCCGTTCTTGATACTTTCACAGGATTTCCAACAGGGTATGGGAATACAGGCTCTGGTGGGTCAGGTAGTGCTGGTGGTGATGCCGCTTTAGGTTATGCTGATAAAGGAACCACGGGAAGCAGTTCAGATGATCCGGCCGTATTTACCCTCACGTCTGTTAACTGGATTGCCCAGACATTCGGAGTTCATCCAGCAGCAGCAGATGGCGATGTATTGATGGCGCAGGTGATGATGTGAGTTCAGAACGACGTTATGAGGGATATTTATTGATCGATCACCATGAATCTCCTGGAATTTCCGATGAAACAATCAACCAGGTTAATAAGGGTACTAATGCTAAATTGCCTATGGGGGCTGGACATGGATTGTTTGAGGCGGCAACATTTAGTTGTTCACACTGTCCCAATGTGGTGTATATTCACCCACTTAGGAACCGGCCACGCGGCTATTGTCTTACTTGCCGTAAACGCTTGTGCGATTCGTGCAATGAAAAGAAGGCACTGGGTCTTAAATGCAAGACGTACAAGCAGCAAATGGATGAACTGCAAGAGCTTGGCTTTTTGATAGAGGAGCAAATGAAAAATGGCTAAACGAAGTTTTTCAGTAAGTGTAGTCACACCAACGGCAACGGCTGATGGTGCGGCCCTTCTGGACGGCACTCATTGTGGTGCGATGGTCGGCGGGTCTGCTACTCAGCGAAACGAAATTTCCGAGATATACCTGGGTGGACAGGCTGGTGCAAGTGCACCGACGATCATGGTGTTTGGTTTTAATAGCACTGCTGGTGTGACTCACACGAATAGTGCTGCAGCCCGCGAGGCCCCACTGGATTCGGCCAGCGCCGCCTTAGCTGCTCCGGCTGATGTAGGTGATACTACTGCGACAGATCCACAACGCTCCGCAACCCTCGGTCATGTGCTGAATCTAAGCTTTAATGCTTTTGGTGGCATTGTTCGTTGGTTGGCCGCTCCCGGAGAGGAAATTGGCTTGACCGGGCTTGCCGCTGATGTCGGTTCAGTGTCTTTATCGGCATTTACCGGCGGCACACCGGGTGCCCTGGGTTCTCACATCGTTTTTGAAACGCTGTAATGGACCAGGAGTTTGATCGCAGAATCGCCGAGTGCGAGGTTAAGATTGACAATTGCAAAACGCGCATGAAAGACTCCGGTGAAGACGGGGAGTATCTGAGCCAGAGACTAAAAGACCTGAACGGTGTGCGAGAGAAGTTGGTAGAGCAAAAAGCCAACTCGTAAACTTTTATGACTATTCGCGCGCCGCACTTTAGTAAGCACTTACCGCGCAAGGTACAAGCACCGCAGGTTATACCGAGCCTGCTACTGACAACGCTGGCGTTGCCGTTCTTTGTCAGCGAACAGACGGTTCCGCAAACACAAATCACGCAGCAACCGCTGCAACTCGGTATGCCGCTGGCCATTCTTGAGGATGCTGGCGAGAAGCCATTTAATCAAACTGAATGGCCTAACCCAACACTAGCCACACACGTACAGATACCGTTTCAACTTAGTACTCTGATCGAAGTTGGTGATCCCTTTCGACAGACGGAATGGCTGAATCCGACTGTTGAAGTACTAATTCAGACGCCATTTCAGGTCGGTAGTTCGCTGAACCTGATTGAGATTGGTGGTGAAAAACCGTTTGCTCAATATGACTGGTTAAACCCGACATTACCGCCTATACCCATTACACAACAGGTTGGTAGTTCCGTAGACTTGTTGGCAGCGGTTGTTCTGAAACCGTTCAATCAGCTTGACTGGCCGAATCCTACAATCACGCCTGAACCAATCAGCTTTCAAGTAGGCAGTTCCGTTGATTTACTGACCTTCATTAGTGTTAGAATTACTGCAATACAGCTATCGATGTCAGCAAACGAGATTCTACTGAGGGAAGAACAACCGAACATTCGACTTGAGCAGATAGCATCTAAAGCCGTACTTCGGGGAGAACAGCCGAGTATTCGACTTAAACAGATATTATCAAAGATAGTATTTCGAGAATAGATATGGGACTACAGCAAGGCACTCAACCTGTTAATGAACGTTCGGTAAGTTTTATCTCGGCGACTTTTCTGAATAGCTCAAAGGTAGAACAAGCGCCAACGTCAGCCCGCTACAGGATAGACGATATTACCCGAGGTAACCGCCAGATCCTGGATTGGACCGCTATTGCAGCACCATCAGTCACGGAAACCATTACGATAACTGCAGAACAAAACCGTATACTCAGTACTGGTAATTGCAGGGAACTCAGGCAGGTCACGGTTGAGGCGACAGTCAGTGGAGAACCATTCCGGGCAGCGTTTGAATATGAGATAATCAATCTTCTTGGAACGGACAATGATACTTGACGGTAGCCCAATTAGTGACTACAGGCACAAACTCCACAAGGAACAGGCAAGGGAGTTTGGTGCTGAGGTAGCTGAGATGAATCGTCACTTACAGGCTCATATTGAATTGTTGGAAACAGCCATCAAAGACAGCGACGACCCAAAGGAACGAGAGCGTGCAAGGGCAGTTATTCGTAGACTACAGTCCGGAATTGAAAGAACGGTGAAAAGTGACCAAGCGTAAAAAGAAAACAGGGCGACCACCATTTGAGATTACTGAGGAGGTTCTTGCCTATGCTGAGGAATATGCATCGAACGGGCTAAACCAAGAACAGATAGCCTTGTGTCTCGGTATTCATGTGGGGACGCTATACGATAAGAAGAACAAGTTCCCCGAGTTTGACGAGGCCATAAAAAGCGGTCAGGCTCGTGGCATCAAGGTGGTAACGAACGCTCTGATGCAGGGTGCATTGAATGGCGATCACACCTGTATGATATTCTACCTGAAGAACCGCGCCCCGGAAGATTGGAGAGACCGTAAGGATGTCGAGTACTCAGGTCACATATCTCAAACCATCGAACACAGAAGCGTATCGGAGACTGATAACAGGATTGAAGACCTGTTCGGCAACGGAAAAGATCAACATCCAGCGCCGTCTATGTCGCACTGATCTCTATTATCTGTTGTGGTTTGTCTGTGGTCGTAATGACATGGAACATCAATGGCTTCTTGCACGGTGTCGAGAGGTAGAGCGTGAGCCTAATGGTCATCTGGATATGTGGGCCAGAGAGCACTACAAGTCCAGTATTATTACCTTTGCTCAGTCAATCCAGGACGTACTCTCAAGTCATGGCGATGACCCACACGAAGAATGGCAGGGGCAAGAGGTTACAATAGGGATATTCAGCCATACCCGACCCCAGGCTAAGACGTTCCTTCGACAGATCAAATACGAGCTTGAATCGAATGAACTCTTAAAGTCGTTATTCCCGGACATTCTGTACCAGGACCCAAAGAAACAAGCGCCGAAATGGTCTGAGGATGACGGCATTGTTGTCAGGCGCAAGTCCAATCCTAAAGAGGCGACTATTGAGGCACACGGCCTGGTTGATGGAATGCCGACCGGCAAGCACTTCCTGGTCTTGAATTATGATGATGTGGTGACCGACAAGTCAGTGACGACACCGGAGATGATCCACAAGACCACCTCACAGCTTGAGCTGTCGTATAATCTAGGTCAGCAGGGCGGCTACAGGCGCTTTATCGGCACCAAGTATCATCTGTTTGATACCTATCGGGTGATTGAAGAACGTCAGACAGCGATTCCCAGGGTGTATCCTGCGACCGATGACGGTACGGCCAGTGGTAAACCGGTGCTATTATCGCAAGAGCTATTGAATGAGAAGCGCCGGGACATGGGGCCGTATACTTTTGGAGCACAGATGCTGTTAGATCCACAGTCAGAACAGGTCGAGGGCTTTGACAAGGACTGGTTGCAACACTGGTCAATACAGCCTGAAGGTGGTAACCGATATATCGTTATTGATCCGGCGAATGAGAAGAAAAAGCGATCAGACTATACAGCTGGCTGGGTGTTTGAGCTTCGATCAGATCGGAAGTATTACGCCATTGACATGGTACGGGACAGGTTAAGCCTTACCGAACGTGCTGACCTTCTGTTCGATTGGCACAAGCAGTATTCTCCATTAGGTGTGGGTTATGAGAAATACGGCAAGGATGCTGATATCGAACACATCGAAGACCGTATGGAGCGTGAGAACTATCGCTTTACAATTACGCCATTAGGTGGGCCACTGGGTAAGAACGAACGTATAAAACGTCTTGTGCCTATCTTTGAGCAGGGTAGATTCTTACTACCTGAAAAGCTCATGAAACAGAACTATGAAGACCGCATGATTGACCTGGTACACGCCTTCATCTATGAGGAATACGTACCCTTCCCTGTGTTGTCGCATGACGACATGTTAGACTCGGGCAGTCGTATTCTGGATGATGCCATGCACACTGAATTTCCTATGGCAAGTACCTCACAGCCTGTGAGTGCTATGTCATTTCCCACAGAGTTCTAGGAGAGTTCCATGCCAGCGAGAAAGAAAGCCAAGAAAGTCGTCAAGCCTGATCCTGTTGCTGCAGAAGCAAAGGTAACCAATGAGGTACAGGTAGAGGCCGTGGATTCAGCGGAGAACGAATTCAATGTACCTGCCGATTCGTGGAATGGATGGGACAAGTCTCAACGATCACGGTTCAACGAGGTGTATTCGGCAATGCGCTTGAGTCCAAGTCTCTTTACACATCCTGATGCCATTACTATTTCTGCCGAACAATGGACGACAATCGCCTGGAATGCGGCATGGGTGGCAGCCGGTGCCTGAAATCAAAAGATTATACGGCGATGGAATTACGAACGATACCAAGGCCTTGCAAGCATTATTAGATGGCGAATCGGTGATCATGCCTGATGGCAAAACAGTACAGCAAGCTGGTGTGATTGCTTTACCTGCTGGTACATATGTAATAGACGCTACGTTGCGAATGAATGCTGATAATCGCCTCAGTACCCCACACGGGTAGTCATTTCCTGATCAATCTCATTGATTACTCGATATTACGGGATGAGTCGGAGATCAAACACGCAATGGAAAGGAATCACAGGGTCTATCGCTTTCACCACGTCTATGGCGGTGAGTCTATGGAATGGCTGCTGAAATACGGTAAGATGGCACCGATTATCAGTCCGTTGAGACATCCAATGTCTGTAGCACAAAGCTGGAAAAACAGGGGCAAGCCGATTATCGAACACAAGGTTCATGCACCAATGATCGAGTTATTTCATGCCCTGATTGAGCTTTCAAGGCAGGTGAGGATGTACTTTCTACCATTGGACCATCCGAACAGAGAACGCTACCTCAGACGCATCTCAGAGCTTGCGGGTCGCACCTTCAAGACGCGTTGGGAACGATTCGGACCCGTACCATCCAATCCCCACCAAGAGTTGACAGCGGCTGAGATTGAGGCTGTGAACGTCTTGATGATTGACCCCTTTTTCAAGGAATACTATGGAGGTGAGGAATGCCTCATCTAGCGAAAGAAAGCGCAGCCGATCGTAAGGACCGGCAGAAATGGGAGGCTGAGAGTGACTTACGACATCTTCGGGAAGTTGAAGATATCAAGAGAGATCCGGCCCGCATGGAGCGGGCACAAGTTCTTGCCCAAAAGGAAATGCGAGCGCTGAAGAAAGTCGGTGGCAGGCCCAGAAAAACAACGGCACGCAAGAAACGCTGATATGGCATTCCCCGGCATCAAAAAAGGCAGACCATCTAACGCCGACAAAGCACAGGAACTCATCCGTGAGATAACGGATCGCTACAAAGTGTCGGTCAGCGCTGAGGATGATAATCGCAGAGCACAAATCAGCGATCTAAACTTTACCTATGACAACACCCAGGGACGTGAGGGTCAGAGCGGTCAGTGGGAATCAGCCATTCTCACTAAGCGCAAGGGTAGACCGAACTATACTTTCAACCGAACCATAGGGGCTGTAAACCAGGTTATTGGTGATCAACGACAGAACAAGCCATCGATCAAGGTTCGTGGTGTGGACTCAGAGGCTGATCCTGATACGGCCGATGTATTCACAGGGCTGATTCGTAATATCGAGAACGTGTCCGATGCCGATACTGCATATGACACGGCATTCAAGTTTGCAGCAGCAGGTGGTTATGGCTGTTGGTTGGTCGAGCCTGAATTTGAGACTGACCTTGGCTTTGACCAGGAGATTAAGATCAAGCGTGTAGCCAATCCCATGACCTGGTATGTGGACCCTCACGCAACGGATTTTTGTAAACGTGATTCACGTTATTGGATTGGCACCGAACGTATGCCTAAAGAGGAGTTTGAAGCACAGTATCCGGGTAAAGCCACCTCAAGTATTCATGCAATGGACCGACACGACTCAAGGCTGTGGTTTACCGATGAGGAGGTGCGGATTGCGATCTATTACAAGAAAGTGCCGAAAAAGAAGATTCTAGCGCTGCTATCAGATGGTCGTGCGGTTGAATATGACAAGGATATTCAGAGCATTGAGGACGAACTTAAACCACTTGGTATAACAGTCGAGCGTTTTCGTGAGGTCAAATCGCACATTGTCCGTTGGGTGAAAGTCTCGGGCGTTGATATCCTTGAAGGTCCGATTGATTACAACTGGCGTTATATTCCTGTAGTCCCGGTATATGGACGGAACATTAACATTGAGGGCAAGGAACTTCTTGAGGGAGTTGTAAGGCACGCCAAAGACGCTCAAAGAGTCTATAACTACGAGATGTCAACAGCGGTTGAAGTAACTGCCATTCAGCCCAAAGCGCCATACATGGCAACACCCAAGATGATCAAAGACCATGAGGAAATGTATCGCACGGCAAACGTCAAGAATTACCCCTATTTGTTATACAACATTGATCCTGAATCACCACTAGCCAAGCCCTCAAGAGAAGCCCCTCCGGACGTTCCGATTGCTATTCTTTCCATTGCACAAGCTGCAGCAGCCGATATCGATGCCACCACTGGTTTTAAGCGCCAGTCGGGCCTTGAACAACAGCTATTAGCAAATGATCCATCGGGCAGGGCTTTGATCGAACAACGTCGTCAGGGTGAGGCGGGTGATTTTGAGTTTATGGATAATCTTGCTAAGGCAATAAAGTTCACAGGTCAGATACTGGTTGACATGATTCCACAAGTCTATGACACCGAACGTCAGTTACGTATTATCGGCCAAGACGGCAAGGACGAAATGGTTACAGTCAACACCGAGGTCAAGGACAAAGACTCCGGCAAGATGGTGAAGATGCACGATCTTCGCCAAGGCCGATATGATGTTGCCGTTGATGTTGGCCCTAGCTTTATGACACAACGTCAGGAAGCAGCAAACATGCTGATCCAGTTATCCGGCAATAGTCCGATAGTTGCACAAGTGACACCTGACCTGATTGTCAAGAACCTGGATATGACTGGTGCTGACGAACTTGAACAACGTCTCCGCGGCGTTCTTATCCGACAGGGTGTTATTCAGCCAACTGAGGAAGATAAAGAGAACATCCAGCAGCCTGATCCACAGGCGCAAGAGATGCAGCAAATCGTACAACGTCTTGGTGTAATGCGCCTGGAGCTTGAGAACCTTGAGAAACGTGCTAGTATTGCCAAGGATGAAGCGACTGCCGAGGAAACTGAAGTGGATACGGCAGTCAAACTTGCAGAGTTTATTGATGGAGATGCTGATCCAAAGACACGGGTTAGTGTGAGTTAACACGTCACATGGACGAGAAACATGCCTGATACGCCAGCCGACGAATCGGTGACAGAAGATCCGCCCAAGGTCGAAACCTTGCCCGCTGATACGCCCAGCGATGACCCTACGGAGAAACGTCCGTCAAGGGCCAGGGAGCGCATACATGGCCTGGTTGAACAAAACCGTGCTGCGGTTGAATTTGCAGATTTGCAGAAAGGCCGTGCTGATGGACTTGAGGCCGAACTGAAGGCGCTGAAAACACCTGCAAAGGCGGCGGGAACGCCGAAGCTTGCAGACTTTGAAACGCCTGAGCAATGGGCGGAAGCCACGACTGCTTATGCCAATATACAAACGGGTAAGCAGGTCAAGGAACAGGTAGCCACCGCATTGCAACAGTTTGGTATCGACAAATCGGCTGCGGAGCGAGAGCAGAGTTTTCAGGCTGCTTTAGCTAAAGAGGCGGATAAACATGAGGATTTCTGGGATGTTATCAGCGACCCATCGGCCACGTTCCTTAACGGGGCATTGCTTGATGCGGTCAAAGATATGGAAAACCCCGGTGCTCTCATTTACCACCTCAATTCAAATCCTGCAGAAGCTCGTAAGATCGCTACTTTGGGAAGCCCCGCAAGAATAGGGGCCGCTCTTGGGAAAATCACGTTGGGAAAATCAAGCCAATCTGTCACAACGAAGGCTCCAGATCCGCCAGAGAATTTAGGCGGTGGTCCCAGCGGCGACGTGAACACCAAAGACATGTCCACAAAGGAATATATTGAGTGGCGTGTCAAAGTACGCGAATCGCGGAGACACGGAGCCTCCTAGTTTGGAGGCTTAAATGGCTAACACAAACCTTACGATTGACGAGATCACCCAATCGGGATTGATGATCTTGCATCAGAAGCTGCGCTTTCTCGGCGGTGTTGTCAGGGATTACGATGATTCCTATGCTGTAATCGGTGCAAAAATCGGTGATACCCTGAGAGTTCGTCTGCCGAACCAGTACACGGTTCGTACCGGGCGCACAATCGATGTGCAGGATCAGACCGAACGCAAGGTTGACCTGCAGGTAGCAACGCAAAAGGGTGTTGATGTCGAGTACACGTCAGAGGAACTGGCGCTTGATATCGATGAATTCGAGAAACGCATTTTAGAGCCGCAAATGTCGGTTCTGGCTTCTGTTATTGAGGCCGATGCACTTCAGACCATGACCAAGGAAGTCTATCAACTCGTTGATGACGATGGTGCTGCGTTTGATTTTCATACTGTGATGCAGGGCAAGCAAAAGCTCGACGAAGCTTTAGCACCTGAAGATGAGCAAAGGACAGCTCTGCTTTCTCCCGGACATTCCACGACCCTGGTCGATCAGTTGAAGGGACTCTTTAATGACCGCCAGGAAATCTCGCGGATGTTCAAAGAGGGCGTCATGGGCCACAGTGCTGGATTTGATTTCGTGCAATCCACGCACGTCATTGA